ACTTCCATAGTCAACTACACCTACAAAATCACCTCTACTAGGTGAAGCTGGTAATGTAACTGTTATAGCACCGCCAGCAGTATTTACGAAATATCCTTCTCCTGAAACTGCTGTAAAATTTGCTGTTTTAACTGCTTGCCAATCTAAACCTGCAACGATATCACCACTAGCGCCTAAGGCAATAGCTGTACCGTTTACAGTAATTGATGAGTTTGATAATTTAGCATTTGTAATTGAACCTGCTAATTTAGAGGTTGCAATAGAACCTGCTAATTGAGTATTTGTTATACCACCTGCAAGCCTATCAGCTGCAATTGTGCCTGCTGCTATTTTTGCACTTGTAATTGTACCTGGCGCTATATCAGCTGCCGACAATTCGGCGTCTTTAATTCCTTTTGAACCTACTTTACTTATTGGCATAGTTTTCCTCTATTTCTCTCTTATATTTATACATCCTCATCTCTTGTTTTATCATAATTCTTACCATCTGCAAAACTTGTTATGGTTGTTGTAAATCCGAAATCATCATCTGCGTCAGCACTTGTTGGATTAGGTACAACCACGATTCTTTCTTCTCTACTAGCAGCCGGTAAATCAGTATGTAAATCAGACTGAGTTTCCTTAATTACTTTTTGCGTTGAAGCAGGACCATACAGATATGTCTTTGCTGTAAAGTTTAATGTATAGATAACTGCTCTTCTTGTTGTAAAATCTCCTGAATAACTATCTTCGTAATTAATATTATTTAGTACAATAGGAATATCTCTTTTGATACCCATTTCTGGAATAACATTAACAGTAACAGTATAATCAGGTTGAAAATACGGTAATATTTGTTCTATAATTTGTAAACCACCTTCGGCAGTTGCTGTCAAACAAAATAAATTATATGATATATTATAAGGCACAGGCATATAGTTATAATTCATAACCTTGCCGTCTGCACCAGTTTTAACTGATTTAAATTTTTGCACTTTAGTTAGTTTTCTACTACCATCATATGCAATTTCAGCAATCTCAAACCCCATTCTAGGTAGTGTGATTGCCATTTCTCTATCATCTAAACTAGCCTGTTGGTCTAGTCTTACTAAAAACTTTTCTTTAGGAGCATATGCTAATGGCACACGAATAGATTGCACTATTGCACCTGCACTATCTCTCCTTTTTATTTGTATGTTATTAAAAATCTGACCAAAAGCTACGGTCATTTTTCTCATACTTTCGTTGTAAAAATATCCAAACATTAATTGTCTACCTCACCAAATGGGTTTCTTTCTGTAAAGTCAAGTATATCATCTGAAGTATCTGCTGTATTGAAACCTGCTTGTGCGTCTAAATCTAAATTATCAGCATAAGTTGATTGTGTCTGTAAAGCGTAGTCTTCATTGATAAAGTAATTTGCGTCACCACTTACACTATCGTTTTCTAATTGTAAAGAACCTGTACCATCTTCAAGTTGAAATTGGTGAGCCAACATATCAATAGAGTATTGGTCTTCAGCACTATCAATATCTGTAACGCCAGTATCTAATCTTTCTGAACTGTACTCCCATGTTCTTGCTCTTAGTTTGTAAACCGGTAAATTGCCTAATTGAAAGAATGGCTCTTGGTCTTCTACAAAACTAATTTCAAAAAACTTATTCATCAATGGGTAATAAATTATATCACCCTCATTTGGTCTACCCTCTTTAATCATAGTATGGTAACTATCTACTGCGTCATTCCATCTACGCTTAGATAACATAAAAGTTGTTTCTTCTCTTATCTCTAAACCAAACTTACTGATTAATTCTTGTTCGCCAGCTAAACCCTCTGTAGTTTCAACATACATTTCTATCAGATAAGAGTCATCAAATTTAGATAAACTATCTTCACCTAATATTAGGTCTTGGTTAACTAGTGTTCTCGGTAGGTAATAAACATCATGGCCAAATATTTTTAGGCCTTCTATGATTAAGTCTTCGTGTAGTTTTGCTTCGTTTTTATTCCCAATACCGTTTCCGTTTTGAAAAAAGTGATTAACGGCCATGGCATTATCCTATCATCATTGCTGGATTTAATTCGAATGTACTTCTAATATCATTTTCTAACTTTTCTATCTCTTGTAGAGCTTCTGAAAATATTTGTTGACCATTTAATGTAACACCACCAACCATAGCGACACCATTAAATTTTGATAAATTAGCGCCCCATTGTTTTTTAAATAATGCTGTAACATATCTTTTTAAGTAAATATCATTATAGACATCTGTATATGTTTCGGGGTCTAATTTTCTATAACACTCTATTACAATCCATTCATCTGTTGCTAAATCGTTTGTCCAGTCCATATCAATATATAGTCTGTTATCGTGTTGATTAAATCTTATCGGTTTTTCACCTACCAATACATGGTCTAAGAAGTCTAAATGTCTTAGTACAACATCATAATTAATAATTGATGTTGAAGAAAAATCATAAAGGTCGTTTAATCTCATTTGGTATCTTACATCAAATAAGTTTAGATTACCTTTATTAGAAAATGGTAAAATATTGATAACTGAAATAACTGATTCTGGTACTACCAAAAAGTTATTATCTTCGTACCATGTTGTTGATACTGAATTCTTTGTTGCTGTTTCATTACTAGGATTAATAGCTGCTAAACGAGATTTTTCTGAAGAAGTTAATTTATATTTTAAGTATGTTCTTCTTATAGAATCATAATGAAACTGAGCAAAGTATTGTAAAGCTTCATCAATTCTATCGTCTAGTTGGTCATCACTAGCATTAATTTCAATAACAGGCTTACCTAAACTTCTTAAAGCATACTGTTTTAATGTTTCTCTTGTATTTGGATTTGCCATACTATTATTTATCCTTATCCTAAAGCGACTGCTTGTGCGATAGCGAATGAACTTGTTGCTTTTGTATCTAATTGAGTTTGTATATTACTAGTTACACCGTCTGAATAATTAATTTCTGTAGCTGTAGCCGTAACTGCAACATTTTCGTTAATTTTAGGACTAGTTAAAGTTTTATTTGTTAATGTTTTAGTTGTACCTGAAAATAGAGTATCTATTTGACCTAGTGTAATTCTACCCTCTGAACCACCATCTGAAGCTAAAAGTAAGTCACCTGTTGCTAATGTAGCACTTGTTAAATCTGTTGCATTATCAATATTTACAATTGCTTCAACTGTACCATACTCTAAAGCATTTCCGGCACCATTAACTTTTAGTATTTGTCCTGCTGAGCCTAAAGCCCCTAAACCTGTACCACCATCTGTAACGGCAATAAAATCTGCCGTTTGAAATTCTGCAAGTCCTGTTACATTACTTCCTGAAAAAGTTGCTTTTACTGGAGTTTTAACTGCCATCTTATGCTACCACCAATGTTGTCACACTCGAACCATCTGCTTTTGTAAATGGTATGTGTAAGTTATTTAATATATCACTAATTGTTCCAGATGTTTGAAAATCAATATCTGCTGAACTGCCGTCTGCTTTTAAAAATGGTAATTGTGCATTTGCAGCCGTACCAATTGTAACTGTATCTGAACTTGAATTACCTGAAATAGTAACTAAACCTGATTGTGCTAAAGTTAATGTGTCAGTTGCACTATCAGCTGCTACAACTGTTGAACCATCTGGCATTGTAATATTTTTAAATATATCACCGCCGCCACCTGGTATTGTAATTGTTTTTGTCGCACCTGTACCTGAAGCAGTAACACCAGAACCTACAAAATTTAGAGTGGTTGCTGATGTTGATAATGCTGAACCTTCTTCTTGTACTGCTAATGAAGCCGCACCTGCGATTGTTAAAGTATCGCCTGATAAACTTGTTGTAACACCTCCACTACCTGTAAATTTTAAAGATTCGCCGGCGTCTAAAGTTGTTGTTGTAGATGAATCATCAGCAATAGTTAATAATGCACTACCTGTTCCTTCAGCTAATTCTTTAACTGTAATAACATCACCGTTTGCCGGTGCCGTACCAAAGGTTAAAGTTGTTCCTGCATAAGTAAAATCTGCTGTGGGTCTTTGAAAGACACCATTCAAAAATACTAAAAATTGTGATACTGTTTTTCCTGATGATACTGTAAAGGTAGTATCTGAACCGTCACCAGTAAATGCCCTTACAACACTTGAAGACATGAATGTATTTTTGCCTTCAACTAATTCTTTTATTGTAATTACATCATTATTTACAGGAGCTGTGCCAAAGGTAAGAGTTGTTCCTGATACAGCATAATCGGTAGTTGGTCTCTGGAAAACACCATTTACAAAAACTAAAACATTTGATACTGTCGCACCACTTGATACTGTAAAAGTTGTGTCTGAGCCATCACCTGTATAAGCTCTTACATCACCACTTAAAGGAGATGTTGAATCGCCACCACTTGTCCCACCACCAAGCTCTTTAATTGTACCACTATCGTTGATGTAAAACTTTTTGGCGCTAGTATCTACGGCAACTTCACCACTAACAATATCACTTGTAGTTGGTGTACTTGTACCTCGTTTTAATTTAATAACTGTCGCCATTAATAATATCCTTTATCCAGTTGACGACTAATTAAAATGTTCCGCCGTCTATGCCTGTGACCGTTACTGCACCTGAACTAACTGTAAAGTTAGCTGAAGCGAATGAAGCCACACCTTTATTTGAACTTGTTGCTAATTCAGCAGCGTAAGTAATTGTACCTGAACTTTCAGTTACATCTATACCTTCACCAGCTGCATATGTTATTGCACCACCAAGAGCAACTGCTGTAGTATTTGAACCATCGCCTACAGTAATTGATGAGTTTGAAAGTTTTGAATTACCAATTGAACCTGCTAATTTAGAAGCTGCAATTGAACCTGCTAACATGGCATTTGTAATACCACTAGCTTTAACTCTTAATGCGTCTGAGTTAGTTTCAATTGAACTATCATCAACTGCAACATCAATTGTGTTACCTGTTTTAGTTAATGCGTCACCAGCACTAATTTGACCTGCACCTGAGAACTGTTGAAATGCAATACTAGTTGAACCAAATGTTGGTGTACCATTGTGAGTTGCAACATAACCGTTATCTGCGTTAGCAGTACCTTCTTCAACAAAGAAGAATGTTCCGCCAGTTAACTCAGCAGCTGTGTCTGCGTCAGGACTTCTTGTTAATACGAAAGCCGCTGAACCAGAACCGATTGTTGTTACTTTATAGATACCGTTTTGTACTGCACTTGCCTGGTTCTTAATTAGAACTCTGTCATTTGCTACAGTAGCAACGCCGTCAATTGTTAATGCACCGTTAGCGTCAGCAGTTAAAGTACCTGCACCGTTATTATATGTAACAGCCGCTAATGCACTTGCTGTAGCTAATCTACAACTATCTTTTACATCTAAACCATTTGCAACACTATCGACATATGCTTTGGTAGCAGCGTCTTGAGCGCTAGATGGATTAGTTACATTTACAATCTTACTAGAGTTAACATCTACATCACCTGAACCGTTAGGGTCTAAAACTATATCACCGTTTGAGTTAGTTGATGAAATTGTATTTGCGTCTAATTGTAAATTATCTACTTTTGCGATTGTGACAGGTGTTGTATTACCAACTGTACCGCCTTCAATTGCTGGAGCAGTTAAAGTTTTATTTGTTAATGTTTGTGTTGCAGCTAATCCAACAAAACTTTCAGATTGTAAAGCAGTATTAAACTCTGCTAAACTACCTGTTATAGTATTAGTTGCTAAGTCAATTGATTTGTTTGTTAGTGTATCTGTTGTTGCTTTACCTACAAGTGTATCTGTAGCCGCTGGTAATGTTACTACAACATTTCCAGAGTATGCTGAGTGAGCAGCTGATTTTAATGATGTATAGTGAGCATTTGAACTTTCACAATAAAATTTAATATCAGAAGCTGTACCTGCGTTTTTAAGGTCAAGTGAACCTGGTGTAAGAGTAAGTATATCATTACCACCAAGTTTAAAGTGAACTGTATCGTCTGTATCTGCTGTAATTGAAGTATCTTTATCTGCGTCTAAAAATAATTCAGTACCGTTCATGTCGATACCATTAAACACAGCGTCATCATCAAAACCAACTGTTAAAGTATCACTTGCTAATGAAGTAACGATACCGTTACCACCAGTAATTTTTAAAGTTTCTGTAAGTAGATTAATTGTAGTTGAAGTGGAACTTTCATCAACTAAAGTAAGATTCGTTGCTGGAGCGGCAAACGATAACCCACCTGAACCATCCGTTGTCAACACATGACCACTTGAGCCATCTGCGGCTGGTAATGTTAATGCTAAGTTAGCTGCAACAGAATTTGGCGATTTAAGAGAAACAAAGTGTGCGCCGTTATTTGTTCCTTCTAAAAATTTAATTGTACCACCTACTGTGGCAGAATTACCTACATTTAATGCTGAAATCGCTGAGTTTGAATCAGTTGTTAAAGCTGAACTTGCTGTTAAAGTACCATCTACATGGTCTAATTTATCTACAAAATATTGACCGCCAATAACTGTTATATTATTTGCGTCACCGTTTCCATCTACGCCGCCTTCACCAACAAATAATCTATCACCGTTATTAGCTTGAGTACCTGTACCGAATGTATAGGCTAATTCACCTAATTTAAGCGTTGACGGAGCTGTAGCATTGCTACTTCTTTTTATCTGAATTACTGTTGACATTTATTGCTCCTAAAAATTGCCACCGTTAAATACCAATGTTCCTGAAGTAGTATCTAACTCGTTTCTTGTTTTAAATTTATCTGAGGAGGCGTCATATTGTAGTAAAGCACCATCTGTTAAACTAGTTGAATCAACATCTGATAAACTTCTTAATCTATTCACATTTGTAATATTTACATTTGTGCTTGGCACCTGAACAGAAACCTGTTGAGGACCTGAAGAAGTTGATGAGTTAATATTTGCTTTAACACCACCAGTTTGATTAATAACTGCTTTTACCATGACTTCCCTCTCTCTTTGTAATATTTATAATGAAAAAGACTTGAGGAACAACTAAACTTTTGGATTTACAGTTATAATTCCTTCGATTACTCTGGTAACTGTACTATCTGCTGTTTTTGTGATATAAACATCATACACATATCTAGCTGGTGCGTCTAAATTAGCTGTTTGTGTATCTGTTAATACCAATTCAACTACGCCTGTTGTAGGGTCACTTGCAAGGGCTGAAGTAATTGTTGTTGTAACAGAAGCGCCGTGTTGTTTGGCCATTTTTGCTACTGTTGTATAACCCGTTAAGTCAACGGCATTTCCATCTGAATTAGTTACAGTTACATCTGAACTAAAAGAAGCGCCTTGGTCTATTCTAAGATTTGCTACTGCCGCCATTGAATTGTTTTATTCCTTCTTGTATTTTTCCGTTATAAAAATTTGTTAATACTTCTATCTTTTCCAATTCAATTTCGTGTCTTACTTTTGATTGTTGAATTTCTTGTCGAGCAACTATGTAGTTTCTTAATTCTAAAGGTAGTTGTTCAGCTTCATATTCATTACCATCAATGGTTATCATATCTGCCATAATATATCCTTAATTTTATAGTTTTTTATTTTGTTTTTTGATTTCTGCAATCAATTTCGCTTTTGTAAATCGTTTATCTAATTCGACACCGATTTTTCTACCTAGTTTTTCTAACTCGGCTTTTGTTTTCTTTTCTAAATCTTTTGTATCAATTTTTTTAACTTCTTTTGTCAATACTAAAGGAGTTGAAAAGAAAAATCCTTTAATTTTTTTCCATAACTTTTTCATAATTTTTCCTCTTATTTTATTAATTCTGATATTTATATCGTAGTATTACGACACCTGAA